TACTTAGAGACCCTGCGCAAAAGCAGCTTTTCACTGGAGAGCCTGCCGGATGCTATCGCGATTCCCGCAGTATCAGATGCCGATGAGGCCGAAAGCAAACCGCTAATTCTCGCCACTGTCGACGATATCGCATTTGCACAGCAAGGCTTGAACAAAGAACTCAGCCGAATCGTTCAGGAAATGGAGTCGCTGCGTCGAGTTCACGACATGGCTCGTGGACTTGGAGCTAAAGGCGCTGATTATGCGCTTGAGTTTCTGCGCGAACATGGGGAGGTGAAGTAATGGCCTTTCCAATTATCACTGCCGATCAAAGGTTGGCGGAAAAGCGAGGCATTAAAGGCTGCATTCTTGGGCCTTCAGGTATCGGAAAAACCAGCTTGTTATGGACAGTCGAGGCTGACAAGACTCTGTTCTTCGATTTAGAAGCGGGTGACTTGGCTGTTGAGGGCTGGACGGGCGATGCGATTCGGCCGCGTACCTGGCAGGAGTGTCGAGATTTCGCGGTATTTATTGGCGGTCCCAATCCCGCGCTTCGTGATGAGCAACCATACAGTCAAGCCCACTATGACGCCGTATGTGAAAAGTTTGGTGACCCCACCAGCTTAGATAAATACGACACCGTCTTTATCGACTCCATTACGGTTGCAGGACGTTTGTGTCTGCAGTGGTGCAAAGGCCAACCCCAAGCATTCAGTGAGCGAAGTGGAAAGCCAGATACGCGAGGCGCATATGGCCTGCATGGCCAAGAGATGATTGCGTGGCTGACTCATCTTCAGCACACCCGCAACAAGAACATCTGGTTTGTCGGCATTCTCGACGAGAAGATCGACGACTTTAATCGCAAGGTTTTTGCTCCGCAAATTGATGGCTCAAAAACAGCGCTTGAGTTGCCTGGCATTGTCGATCAAGTCATCACGCTTGCAGAGATCCAAAGCGATGATGGTCAGCGTTATCGCGCCTTCATTAACCACACCCTTAATCCCTATGGCTATCCCGCCAAAGACCGCAGTGGGCGTCTTGATGTTATTGAAGAACCCCACCTCGGTCGACTGATGACCAAAATTCATGGGCCAGTGACACCTGCCTCTGATCGCCTGAGCTTTGCTCGCCCAGCACCTATCGAAACTCAAACCAATACTGAAGAAGGAGTCCAATAATGACGACTTGGAATGATTTTAACTCGGCAGAAGACCAAAACAATTTTGACGTAATCCCAAAAGGCACGCTGGTAAAAGTGCGCATGACGATTCGCCCCGGCGGCTATGACGATGCGTCACAGGGTTGGACGGGCGGATATGCAACGCAAAGCATGACGACAGGCTCTGTCTATTTGAACTGTGAGTTTGTTGTGCTTGATGGTCCATACGCCAAACGCAAGATGTGGAGTCTTATCGGATTACACAGCCCTAAAGGTCCTGAATGGGCAAACATGGGAAGAGCATTTGTTAAAGGGATTTTGAATTCCTCACGTGGTCTTCACCCGCAAGATAACTCGGCACAAGCTCAACAGGCTCGTCGTATTCAAGGCTTTGCTGATCTGGATGGGATTGAGTTTGTTGCAAAGGTCGAGATGGACAAAGACCAGAACGGTGATGATAAGAATGTAATTAGAACTGCTATCACGCCAGACCACAAAGACTACGCAGCAGTGTCAGGCAACACGGTTCAACCTGCCGCTTCAACGCAGCCAGCTTCTTCACCACAAGCTTCGGCTAGCGCTCCGACTGGTCGTCCCAGTTGGGCACAATAAGGAGGTCGACTCATGTTATTACGACCTCGTCAAAAATTGTTTGTTGAGCGCAGTCTAACTGCGCTTGATAAACACCAAAACACACTGGGGGTGGCGCCTACGGGCGCCGGTAAAACGATCATGTTGTCCGGTGTCACCGGCCAGTGGTTAGAAAATGAAGATGCCAAAGCTTGTGTGCTTGCCCACCGTGATGAACTCACAACGCAAAATGCCGCCAAGTTCAGTCGTGTTAATCCGAGTATCTCGACTTCGATTTATGACGCAAAAGAAAAGTCGTGGAACGGTCAAACGACCTTCGCCATGGTGCAAACCTTAGGGCGCGAATCGAACTTAAAGACGATGCCTAAACTTGATCTGCTTGTTATCGATGAAGCGCATCATGCGGCGGCACCGACCTATCGTCGCATCATTGATAGCGTTCGCGATAGCAATCCTGATGTGGCGATTTTTGGTGTCACGGCTACTCCCAACCGGGGTGATAACAAAGCATTGCGTCCTGTGTTTAGTAATGTGAGTGATCAAATCACCTTGGCTGAACTCATTCAATCAGGACACTTGGTTCCACCCAGAACTTACGTAGTTGATGTGGGGACCCAAGGAGAGCTGTCACAAGTCAAACGTACTGCTGATGATTTCGACATGGCAGCTGTCGACGCCATTATGAACAAAGCACCTATCACCGAAGCGGTGATACGTCACTGGAAAGACAAGGCTCATGACCGTCCTACTGTGGTGTTTTGTTCGACCGTCCAGCACGCCAAGAATGTAGCGGAAGCCTTTTCAGCATCAGGAATCAGTGCGGAAGTCATTCATGGCGAGCTATCAAGTGAAGCGAGAAAGGCTGCGCTGTCTCGCTTTGAGTCCGGTGAGTCGCAGGTCGTTGTTAATGTTGCGGTACTCACCGAAGGCTGGGATTTCCCTCCAACCAGTTGTGTTGTTCTGCTACGGCCAAGTTCTTATAAGTCGACGCTGATTCAAATGATTGGGCGAGGTCTTCGAACCGTCGACCCCAACGAGCATCCGGGCGTTGTGAAAAGTGATTGTGTGGTGCTCGACTTCGGCACAAGCACCATGCTTCACGGTTCATTAGAGCAGGATGTGAACTTGGATGGCCACGAGGGGCAAGGCGAAGCGCCACAAAAAGAGTGCCCGGAATGCGGTGCAATGTTACCTGCTGCCGCAAAGGAGTGTTCTCTTTGCGGTCATGTTTGGGAACGAACAGAGGGCGATGGGAAAGTTGATCTCACGGACTTTGTGATGTCTGAAATTGACCTGCTTAAACGCTCTTCTTTCCGTTGGTGTGATTTGTTTGGTGACGATGCCGCTTTGATGGCGACTGGTTTCGAGGCGTGGGCAGGTGTGTTCTTTCTGGCAGGTCACTGGTTTGGAATGGGCGGTGGTAAAAAACTGCCTGCGAGATTACTCGCCATGGGGGAGCGAACGGTTTGCCTGGCCGCTGCAGATGACTGGTTGAATGAGCATGAAACCGAAGATGCTGCCAGCAAATCCCGCAAGTGGTTAAACCAAGCTGCGACCGCTCAACAACTTCGGTATCTACCTCCTGCGTATCGCCAGGACTTTGGCTTAACACGCTATCAAGCTTCCTGCCTCTTGGCCTTCCAGTTTAACAAGCGTGATATACAGTCCCGTATTTTCAACAAAGTCGAAGGCAAGGAGGCTGCTTGATGTGCATTACCGTTGCTTTATTTGCCACAAACCGCCTCGAGGCTTTTGCTGGCTTGATCCAAACCGCAACCAATCCAGCGACAGTCGGCGCGCTAGCTTTAAACGATTCTGTTCCAAGCAGTGCCAAGACATCCATTACCAGTTGCATCGTAAGGGAGTGGCCATGAACAGAACTGATTTAGAACAAAAAGCTGCTGAGTCTGTCTTGGCCCCACTTGCTGATTATGTAATGGCTGTTGGTATGGACAAAGGACTGGGTGATTACAGCAAAACAGAAATTGTTGGTTTGGTGGATACAGTTCTTGAGTCCTATCACCAGACTTTGCAGGAGTTGTACAAAGACGAGGTGCCTTTCTGATGTTGGATTTTAATCATCGACCAACCTTGTCGGAACAGATCAGTGAACGCATCGACTTAGCATTACAGCAAGAGCAGCGATCACAGGTTTCGAGAAACTATCTTGGTGCTTCAAGACTTGGAGTGTCTTGCGATCGTGCTTTGCAGTTTGAGTTCACACATACACCTGTCGACGAAGGTAGATCATTTACTGGACGTACTCTTAGAATTTTTGCGGCGGGTCATGTCTTTGAAGAGCTCGCTATCGATTGGTTGCGTAAAGCAGGCTTTGATCTGTATACGGAAACATCCACCGGTGGACAGTTCGGGTTTTCTGCAGTGGATGGCCGTTTGCGTGGACACGTAGATGGCGTGCTTGCCGGAGGACCTGAATCAATTGGCGAAGGCTTTCCTGCTTTGTGGGAGTGTAAATCACTGAATGCAAAGTCTTGGAAGGACACGGTCAAACGTGGTGTGACTCTTTCTAAACCGGTCTATGCGGCACAGATAGCGTTGTATCAGGCCTACATGGAAGAACAGATTCCTGGCATTTCCTCCAATCCCGCCTTGTTCACTGCCATCAATAAAGATACCGCCGAATTGTATTTCGAGTGGGTTCCTTTTAATGGTGAGTTGGCTCAGCGGGCATCCGATCGAGGTGTGCGTGTCATTCAGGCGACTGATGCAGGAGAACTCTTACCCAGAATCAGTAAAGACCCAGCTCATTACGAGTGTAAGTTTTGCTCTTGGCAGGACCGCTGCTGGCGAGGAGGTGCGCAATGAACAGCAGCACCGATAAAGTGATCTGGCTCGATTTTAACGACGCACCTGAGCAGGGTGAATCAACAAAACCAAAGCATGATGCCCGAGTGCTCAAGCAACGATTAATCGATTCGCTAGATGCTGTGTTGACCTATCTGTTTCCTGCAGGAAAGCATCGAGGTAAGCAGTTCATTGTAGGCGATCTGGAAGGCAATCCCGGTAAAAGTTTAGTCGTTGAACTTGCAGGCTCTCGTGCAGGTATGTGGATGGATTTTGCTACCGGAGAAGGTGGTGACATCTTTGATGCCTGGGCACGTGTTAATGGCTTTGATACCGCCAGCCAATTTCCTGAGCTGGTGGATTCTGTCGCTCAATGGTTAGGCGTGTCTGTTGATCAATCAAGGCCATTGTCCGCGACTTATGAGAAAGCCAATAAGCCCACAATGCCTGCTCGACAGGTACCTACCGATGATCTAGGGC